TCCAGTAAACATAGAAACTGGTAATCCAGAACAATTGGAAAAGTTTAGAAAACTAAATCTAGTAACCATTAATGACGACTCTGTCATGGCGAAACAATCTTTTGGCAGAGCTACTTTTGAAAGATACTTAAATCAGACTGGAGTAGCAATTGATTTTCCGAAACTAAAGCCAGTTAATGCTGATACACCATTAATGCTGAAGCTAGATGGATTAATCAAACGAGCACCTCACGATATGTTAATTGTGAGTAAGTCAAAACAGATTGTCAATGTAATAAAAGAACGTCATCCAGAGATTGGTATATGGACTGGAGATAGACAAGAAAAACTTGATAGTCAAGTAGTCGTTGCGACCAGTCAAGTACTTGGTGTTGGAGTAGATGGATTGCAGCATAAATATAAAACGATTGTGATTTTAGATCCAGTAGACAAAGATTCTGGAGAATATGACGACTACCGCCAATTATTGTGGCGAATTACTGGAAGTCGACAACAACACAATGTAAACGTAATTGAATTTTATTTTAAAGGAGAATGACAACAATGAAAGAAACAAAACAATTTATTGTATTTCGTAATAAAAAAACAGGTTATTATTTAGAAAGTTATAAGAGCAAAGGAACATTAGCTTTTGATGCAGAATTTACAGATACAATTAAGCAAGCAGCAATAACAAGTGTTGAAGCGTTTGAAGAACAAAAGAAACAATTCAAATCGATTGCTGAAGCTATGGATTGTGAAGTTATTTTGGTAGAAGCAACGTTTGACTTGAAATACTTAAACGGTGGAGAAGTAAAAGAAATTTAGCGTGGAGAAGATGCTGTTCACTTTAAAAAAGCGTTCAAAGAACTATTAAGTATATTTGCACAGGAGGAAAACTAAATTGTTTAAATTACCAGAAAATAAACCACAAATACCAAAAGATACCCCTAGGAATTACTTCATTTATGGGGAAACTATGAGTGGAAAATCATTTTTAGCAAATGAATTTCCTAATCCGATTGTGTTAAATACGGATGGTAATGCTGAAGCAAATGCCGTACCGAGTATTCAATTAGCAAATGTAAAAGACAAAGACGGAAAAATTGTTAATTCTGTGATTAATCAATTAGGTGAAATCTTATTAGCGTTGCAAAATCATAAGCATTCTTACGAAACAGTCGTTGTAGATGTAATTGATGATGTGATTGAGATGATTAAAATTGCTGTCTGTGACGAGTTAACCCAAAGCGGTAAACCAAGACTTAAATCTCTATCAGAAATTGGTTACGGAAAAGGTTACGACTTCTTTAACCAAGCAGTAACGGAATTAGTGATGGACTTAAAAGCATTACCAATGAATGTTATCTATATTAGCCGTCAAGTTTCTGAATATGACGATAACGGTAAAGCCACAAAAGACAAACCAAGTTTGAAAGATAAGTACGTGAATTTAATCAACGGAAATTCTGATTTGATGATTCACACGGAGAAAGTTGGTAATAACTATAATCGTGAAATTGACAGAAGACGTAAAGTTTACTATGCCGACCAAGTGGATGATAAAAAAATCTTGAAGATTTTAAGTACTGTACGTGGTGCAGTAGAACCACCTCGTAAAAAGCAAGTGGTCAAAAAAGCACCAAAACAAGAAAAAACAACAACTACAGATATTGATGAATTATTTTAATGGAAAAGGAGAATAACGAATGAGTTTATTAAGTATTGCAAAAAAAATTAAAGAAGATGGGTTCGACCCACGAAAAGATAGCGTGAATGGAGTAGCACAAATTCCAGCTGGAGAATATCCAGTAATTCTAAAAAAAGTACAGTTTAATATTGCCGAAAGTGGATGGGAAAGTCTAGGATATACGTTTGAAGTTCGTGATCCTGAAAGTGAATATGATAATCGTAGTGAATATGTATCATTTGGTACTTTACCAGAGTGGAACGGAAAAGATATTAGCTGGTCAGTAGAACGAACAATTAAATTCTTCCAAAAAGCAATTGAATTTTCTGGAGATAAAGTATTAAAGAACGACTTTGAAGATGGAAAAACATTAGCTGATGCATTAGAACGTAAAGCAGTTGGTTCATACTTCACCTTAAAAATTGAAGAAACAAAAGGTAGAGGGGAAAAAGTATATCGTAACTATGACCTTGTAGAAAATACTGAACACTTTGGTGAAACATTGACTGTAGAAGATGATGATTTACCGTTCTAAAAATAAGGTGATGCTATGCATTCAATGAAAGAATACGCCCTTTTGTACCAACAAAAAGGATTTTCAGTTATTCCGATTAGTCCGACTACCAAAAGACCATTAATTGAATTTGCTGCAAAACCACCGCTTGGTGTTGATGAAATAGAGGAAATATGGAATAAGCATCCAGATGCTAATATTGCATTAAGAACGACTAATTTCTTTGTGATTGATATAGACAAACATGGTGCAACAAGTGGCTTTGACTCATTGAAAAAATGGGAACATTTAAAATTAATTGAACCCACTCTACAAGCTAAAACAGCAAGCGGTGGTAAACACCTATTTTATTTCAAAAGAGATGATATTCATATCAGCCAAATGATAGGTTTCTTACCTGGGGTGGATATAAAAGCCCATGAAAACAATTATGTATTAGTAGCACCTTCAGCAACAAGTAAGGGGCAGTATGAATGGGATTTAGAAAAATCACCTAAAAACGGCACAATGGTGACTGCTTCAAAAGAATTAATAGAGGCAATCATTAAGCAATATCAAAAAACAAATGGGCGTTCATTTGATTTTGGAGATGGTTTAAGGTCATGGGCGAATCAAAGTAGAACAACTGGAAAAACCAAAACAACAGAATTATTTGAAACAATTGCGAACGGCTTAGGTGATGAGGGCAATCGAAATGATAAACTCGCAAAATTCGTAGGCGGATTGTTATACAGAAACGTAGATGATATGGATGTATTGTCATTAGCTAAAATTGCTAATGGCAATACGCAAAATCCATTATCTATTCAAGAGTTAGAAAGAACAGTAATGAGTATGATTAGCAAAGATAGGAGGTGATTGCAATTGGTGAATTAGTAAGTTTTTATAAAAATTTTCAACCAATAAAAAATAGCAATGGGACTCTTAAAGTAAATAGCCCTGTAAATGTACTAAATGCATTTAGAGCGGACGACCAATTAAACCTCTATTTGAAACACAATGAGTTTTCTCAAGAGCACGAATTAACTCAAGATATCCAATTAGGCAATACTACTTTAAAGAAAGGTGAATTACCTTCTAATTTTGAATCAGTCGTAAAAGTGTATTTTGAAAATGTAATCGGAGCAGCTTTTACCAGTCAAGCAATGTTTGATGGAATGGAAACTTTTTTGTCCGAACGTTCTTTTAATCCTGTTAAAGAATACATGGAAAACGCAAAGAATAACTGGGATAAAAGACAACGCATTAATCAAATGCTGCAAGTGTATTTAGGAGCTGATGATAAAGAATTGATTTCTAAAATTGCAACAATGTGGCTAGTTGGAGCAGTAGCAAAAGTATACGACCCTTACGTAAAATTTGATTACGTGCTGGATCTAGTCGGTGGTCAAGGTGTAGGTAAAACTTCATTTTTACAAAAAATCGGTGGTCAATGGTATACAGATGCAGTAACTGATTTTGCCAATAAAGATAATTACGATATTATGCTGAAACATTTAATCGTTAATGATGATGAAATGGTAGCTAGTGACAGAATGAGTTTTGCAGAAACAAAATCCTTTATTTCAAAAACAAGTTTACGTTTTAGAAAACCTTACATGCGTAGAACGCAAGAGTTTGCTAAAAACTTTGTATTGGCAAGAACAAGTAATCATGTCGAATATTTAAAAGACAAAACTGGTGAACGTCGTTTTCTTCCTGTTCTTGCAAATAACAAGCAGCAAAAAAGACATCCTATGAATATGACTCCAGAAGTGGTAAAGCAAATTTGGGGCGAAGCAGTCACTATTTATGAAGAAGGTTTTGATTTGATGTTTGATGATGATACAGAAAAAGAATTGAATCAATATAGAGAACAATTCATGTTTAGAGATGAAATGGAAATCCAAATTCTTCAATACTTAGAAATGCCTGTTCCTCAAAACTGGGAAAGCCGAACAACAACTGATCAGTGTTTGTATACCTCGAAATATTTTGCGAACAGTCCTGAATGGAAATCAGGAGGGCAAGAATTGAAACGAGTTGCTACGAGAGAGATTATGTTTAATCTATTCCGCAAAGAGTCTAATGACCGAAAACTGTCTAGAAAGATAAGTTTCATTATGGATAATTTATCGGATTGGGAGAAACATATTTATAAAGTGAATGGTAAAACGACAAGAGGCTATAGAAAAATTCTCATTTAACAAAGGTTACACTAGTAACGTAACCGACACTGCTATGTGTAACCTTTGTTTACACTAGTTACACATAGGTTACACTAAAAATGGTTTATGTGTAACCGTAAGAAATGTTTTTATATCAACGTTTATAGATACTTTTTATATAAAAGTTACACTAGTTACATATATTTTTTAAAAGAGTATATAGTAAGTATAAAAACATTGATAAATCAACATTCTGATATTTTGTTTTGATTTTTTGAAAATTTAGTGTAACTCGGTAACCGAGGAAGATTATGAGAAAAATACCATAAAATTAGAAAACGATTAGAAAAATAAAACGTCAAAAAGGAGTTGTCAATGATGATTAAAACGTTTGGGGAAACAACTGACCCTAACAGATTACACAACTATAAACGGATTGAAATTGTCGAGATTGATGGTAAGCGTTACTTAAGAATGAAACGTAGTAAGAAAGTATTTTATAAAGGAGTGTGGCAGCATGTTCAAGGTGAACGAAAAGTACAATGATAGAGAAACGTGGATTAATGCAGATTGGATTTGGTCTATCTCACGAGATGAAAAAAGTCAAGATACAGTTATCGAAAGTAAGCATGGAGATGTATTACGTGTAGAAGAAACTGTGGAAGAAATTCTGATGGATTTTCACATCAGTAAAACACGTCCACGATTATTGCATAGTGAGGTGTAGTGGAATGAAATTGATTAAGTTAAATGCGTTAGAAAATTTTGCGAATAAGCAAAAAGCAGAAGAAGTATATATAAATGCAGATGTGATTGTAAGTGTGGTACAAAGAAACACGTATTGTGAAATTGAAGTTGTGTACCCATACGGTTTACGTAGATTGGAAGTTAAAGAAACTGTAAAGGATATTCAAAAACAATTATGAGGTGCATAACAATGACGAACAAAACATTTATAAGATTCTTACAAGAAATATCTGAGAAAGATAAGTTAGAAGCAACCTTCCCTATTACAGCATATATGGACTGGGCTGGTATTCCGTCTGAACAATTACATGAGGTATTAGAAAATGTGACAAATGAATTGCACGTACTCATGAATTATCTATGTACATTTAAACAAAACGTAGCATGGTGGAAGCAAACAAAATTCGCTAGGATTATCACATCGTTTACCTTATTAGTAACCGTTGTTAGCGTTGAGTTTGCAGAATGGACGAAAGACGCTCGTGAACAAGAAGATTGGTTACTAAAGATTGTGGAAGAAATGGAGAAGAAGAATGAATGAACGAAGAATTAGACGACTATTCCTAGAACATATTCAAGAATTGGCTGATGTCGATTCGTTACACGTTTATGTTCATATACCTAAACTTTTTACGAGTTTACAATTTGCAGAATACGATTGTAAATATTTATGTCGAGTGATAGGTAGTTTTCTATTGCAGTTTTCAGCAATGAAAAAAATAGTCAATTATATTCATTTTTGTAAAGGCCCATGGATAATGGTTGAGTTGACAGAAGAAACCAAAGAAATGCGAAAACACAATAAAAACTGGTTAGTGGATTATGTGGAGGCAGTCAAATGAACATAGCAGAATATATTGAGCGGAATATGGGCAATACAGACTTTTACCAAACGGTATTGTACCATAAATTTGCTAAAGAAGTCGGCTTGAAAGATATACGTGCGGCTAAAGAATGGATAGAATTGGATTTGCAAGAATTGTTTAAGTGTCGATTTATAAAACATAATGCTACTAACACTATTCAGTCGTGCTTAATTGCACAATTATTTTTTTACAGAAAATCATGTCCATATAGAGTTTTCTCACTGGGTTTATCAATTATGTGAAGGTAACCCACACTGGTTGTCAGATATTTTGCAGCAAACACGTATGAACAATTATATCGTTAGAGGAGAATAAACATGAGTTTAGGAAAGAAGTTGCAGCAAATAAGAAAAGAAGAGAAGTTGAGTCAATTGGAGTTTGCTAAGATTATCGGAGTTACTAAAACAACGGTTTTTAATTGGGAACATGATATTCATAGTCCTGATAAAATGAGTAAGTTAATGATCATTGAAGCGTTGGAAGAGTTAATGGAAGATAAAAATAAATTTAAAGCGTTGAAGCGTAAGTTGGAGGTCTGAAGATGAGTAGAATTGAAGAACTAGAAAAACAGATTAAAGAGTTAGAAAAACAAACGAAAGAATTGCAGCACGAGTTGGAGTTGGAATTGGAAAAGCAGAAAACTGAAATTGGATACCCGTTTAAAAATGGTGATGATTATTGGTCGCTGGATTCTTTTGGTAATGTACGTAGTATTTCATGGACTACTCATTCTTTCGACAAGAGTAAATATTCTCAAGGTAATGTTTTTAAAACTCAACAAGAAGCACAAAAAGAAAAAGATAGACGTGAGTTGTTAATACGATTTAAGCAGTATAGAGATAAGTGTAATGGAGATTGGAAGCCTGATTTTATAAATTGGCATACAAACAAATACGCTTTGAGTTACTGCTATAAGTCCGGAACTTTTGATTGTTTTAATGGAGGTTGGGACACGTATTTTCAACCGTTTGGTTATTTCAAAAATCTAGAGGACGGATTACGTGCTATTGAACTTTTCGGCGACGAAATCAAACGTTTGTATGTGGAGGAATAAAGATGAGTAGTGTTAAGGAACTTGAAGAAAAAGTAAAAGAATTGATGAAAGAAATAGAAACGTTAAAACAACAAGAAAAAACAGAAGAGTTTGAATATCCGTTTGAAGAAGATGAACAGTATTGGGTGCTTTACCAAGATGGCGATATTAATTACGGTACTTGGAATAATCATGGAATTGACACTAAAAGATATGACCAGGGGAATATTTTCAAAACTAAACAGGAAGCAGAACGTGAACGTGATAAACGTGCATTGTTAACACGATTTCGACAATTCCGTGATAAATGCAATGAGGAGTGGAAACAAAAACGGGAAGATTGCATCGATTTTAATGGTTATCACATTGAAGTTTATAATGGTAATGATGATGGGATGTTGTTACGTTCTGACTGGGATCCAGTCTGCGAGCGTTTTTGTTTATTCGGTTATTTCAAAAAACAAGTAGATTGTGACCGTGCTATTGAGCTGTTCGGTGATGAAATTAAGAGATTGTATTTGGAGTGGTAGAAATGATTAGTATTAACGATGTGAAAGAGGACTATGTATTCAACCATTGCAATGATGAATTTGAAAGAACATACAATGTTAAGAAAAAGTGGAATGATATGTCATTTGCAGAAAGAAATTGTTATGACACAGCAATTCCTCATAAAATGAATTTGCCGACAAATGCTTTGTTAAGTGAGATTTTCGAGTTTATCGCAAAATGGTATTGTATGGACGAATTAAAATGGAGTTTGTGGGAAGAAGCTAGTGAGGATTTTATTCATAGATTTAATACATTGATGAATGAAATAAGTGAATTTCCATCGGCTAAAAGTTATGAACCAGATGAAACAATTGACCCGAACTCATTTTATACAGGAGGTATTTTATGATTAAAGTATACAGTAAACCTAAATGTGTGCAATGTGAGATGACAAAAGAATTTCTAAAACAAAACAAGGTTGAGTTTGAAGAAATTAATATTGAAGAGAACGAAGAAGTATTAGAGCTTATACAATTGCATGGCTTTCAAAGATTACCAGTAGTAACACGAAATAACAGTTTTGATTTTGCATTTAGCGGATTTCAAATTGATTTGCTAGAGGAATTAATTGAAAAATAAAAAAGACCACTCCCTTACAGAAAGTGGTAACAGAAATAGGTTAATTAAATTATACCATTAATATAGGGGAGTGAATACAATTTTGGTTAGAAAATTAGATAAAAAGGCTACAAAAGAAAAAGTTGTAATGATGTTATCTGCCTACAAGCAGTTGAAGAAAATAGCTGGTGAAGAATATGTGTCAAAAGTAACCGCAACGTATTCATTTGAACCACGATCATACACTGGAGCAGTCAATAAATCTCTTGAAAAACATATCGAAAGAAAATTAACAGCTCAAAAGATGGTGGAAGATATTGAAAAAGCAATTAATAGAATCAGTAATGTTTATTTAAGACAATTGCTTATCATGAAGTATTGCAAGAATTTTGATAGTGATATTGCTATTTATGTGAGTTTGAAAATATCAGAATCTGAGTTTTATCGAGAATTGGATAAAGGATTGTTATTCTTTGCGGAATGTTTTGAGTGTGGTTCATTGTTGGTGTATGAGGGCGGTATAGGTATTGATGAATTGCTGCTTGATTTGGGAGAGTTAACGAAGTAAATGCGAAGTAAAAAATAGTAACTTGCTAGAAAGTTGCAAGGAGAAGCTAGAGAGAACGAGGTACTATAGTAGTGTGGAATAGGAGGTAATTTTTAATAATTTTTTCTTCCCTCCTATTTCACTACTTGTATATAGAAAACTAGCAATCGAATGACTTTTTTTGTTTATTAATTGTGATATTCATTCTCCTATATTTATTTCTTTAAGAATCATTGTTTGGTTGTACCTCGATTGCTAGTTTTGTGTATATGATAAAATACAACTCGAATTTATTTAGACATTGCGTTGATTAGTTTCAACGCTTTTTTTATTTGAAAGGGGTGATGAAGTGAACGAAAGACAAAAGCATTTTGCTGATGAGTATATTATTAGCAAGAATGCTACTCAATCTGCTATTAAGGCTGGTTATTCTGAAAAGACTGCGAGATCAATTGGACAAAAATTGTTGACAAAAGTTGACATTTCTGAATACATACAAAAACGTACGCAAGAACTTTTTGACGAACGTTCTATGACAATTGCTGAAGCATTGGCGATTTCTGCTAGTATTGCCCGTGGAGAAGTACAAAAAGGTTATTCTAAAAAGACTGTAAAAACGAATGGTAGAGAGGAAGTCGTTGAGTCCACTTATGAATTCACACCTTCCATTGAAGAACGGCAACGTTCTGTAGATCATATCTTTAGAGTGAACGGTGCTTATTTGGAAAGAAAGGAAATCGAAATGTCTGCGTTAGTGCAGTTCATTGACGATATAGGTGTAGATGATGAAATCTCGTAGAATTAGTGAGTTTATACCAAAGAACTTTCATTCTTTATGGCGTGCTGCATTGAATCCTAATGTGCTGCATGTAGTGGAAAAAGGCGGTCGTGGCTCGGGGAAGTCTTCAGATATAGCTCATGTTATTATTCAATTGATTATGAGGTATTCAGTAAATGCTGTTTGTATCAGAAAAACGGATAATACGTTAGAACAGTCTGTATATGAGCAATTAAAGTGGGCGATTAGCGAGCAGGAAGTTACTCATTTGTTTAAAGTAAATAAGTCACCTTTGAGATTAACGTACCTACCTCGTGGTAATTACATTATTTTTAGAGGAGCTCAAGAGCCTGAACGTATCAAATCATTAAAAGACAGCCGTTTTCCATTTGCAATTGGCTGGATTGAGGAGCTTGCTGAATTTAAAACAGAAGATGAAGTTAAGACTATTACAAACTCGCTGTTACGTGGGGAGTTAGGTGATGGTCTTTTTTATAAATTCTTTTATTCGTATAACCCTCCTAAAAGAAAGCAGTCGTGGGTAAATAAGAAGTATGAGAGTGTGATACAGCCACGAAATACGAGCGTACACCACTCTACATACCTCGATAACCCTTTTATATCTAAAGCGTTTATTGAAGAGGCAGAAGCCACAAAAGAACGAAATGAACGACGTTACGAGTGGGAATATTTGGGCAAAGCAATCGGTTCAGGAGTAGCACCTTTTGAAAACCTCGTGTTCAGAACCATAACGGATGAAGAAATAGCAACGTTTGATAATATTCGTCAAGGCAACGACTTTGGTTATGCGAATGACCCATTAGCTTTTGTTCGTTGGCACTATGATAAAAAGAAAAGAATTATCTATGCTATGGACGAGATATACGGTGTCAAAATTAGCAACCGTGAATTAGCCAATAGAATACGAGAAAAAGGCTATCAATCTCAAATGATAACGTGCGATAGTGCAGAACCTAAGTCGATTGATGAATTAAGGCTTAATTTGAATATTCCATTAGTTCAAGGGGCTAAAAAAGGTGCTGATAGTAGGGAATATGGCGAAAGATGGCTGGATGATTTGGAAGCTATTGTTATCGACCCTAAACGGACACCAAACATTGCTAGAGAGTTTGAAAGTGCAGACTATGCAGTCGATAGAGATGGAAACCCTAAAGCGAAATTAGAAGAAGTAAACGATCATACGATTGATGCAACGAGATATGCATTTGAAGACGATATGAAACAACCAAGTATTTCATTTTGGTAGAGAGGAGATTGAATTTTGAGTAATTGGTTTGAAAATCTGTTGACTAAGTTAATGATTACTGGAACGACAGAAAAAGAAATACTAGAAATTGAAATTAGAGAGCATCTAGCTTCAGAGAAAACAAAACTAATGAAGACTGCTTATGACTATTATCGAAATAATACAGATATTAGGAAGAAACGAGTAGATGTGGACTGGAGAACGAACTCACAAATTGAAATGGGATTATTTAAGAAACTAGTAGACCAAAAGGTAGGCTATTTATTTTCTAAAGAACCAACCATTTCAATTGGAGATGGTAACAACGAACAAGAAACGGAACTGTTGAATGATATCTTTGATGAAGAGTTGCTGTCTACAGTCAAATCATTAGGGAAAGAAGCTATTTTAAAAGGTGTAGCGTATGGGTTACCGTATTATGACGAAAATGGTCGATTACGGTTATTTAAAATACCAACCGAACAGATTATACCTTTTTGGAAAGACGAGCGTCATATTGAACTAGATGCGTTCATTAGAGTGTATATACAGCCTGTATACGAGTTCCAACGAAAGGTATATAAGACTTATGTAGAGTATTGGGATGAAACAGGTATTACTGATTATATTTGGAAAGATAATCATCTTGAATTGAATCCAGTATCAAAAGAAAAACAAGCTCATTTCTATTATCAAAATGGAGATGGAAATAAGACACCTTACGTATGGGATAAAGTTCCATTAATTCCATTTAGATATAACGAATATGAAGATAGCTTGCTAGTACAAGTGAAATCATTGATTGATAATATACAGCTTCAAATGTCTACTAATGCAGATATGTTAGCAGATATGCCGAAGCTTATTTATGTATTAAAAAACTATCAAGGTGCAGACTTAAACGAGTTTATGACTAACCTGAATAGGTTTAGGTCAGTTAAAGTAGCCAGCGACGGTGGAGTAGATACGTTACAAGCTAGTAACGATACAACTGGAGCAGAGCAGGATATTGCACGCTCAAGAAAGTTCTTATATGAATCTGCTAGAGCAATTGATACACAAGATGAAAATCTAGGAAACGCTAGCGGTCAAGCATTGAAATGGCGATATACCGACTTAGATTTAGATTGTAACGAGCTAGAGAATGAGTTTCAAAAAGGTTTGAAACAATTTATGTGGTTTGCTCAACAATACGCTTCGAATAATGGAGTAACGCTTGATATTAATACATTTAGCTATGTATTTAATAGAGATGTTATTTCAAATGAAAGTGAAGCTATTCAAGATTGTTCTAACTCAATCGGAATCCTAGATGATTTAACGATTAGAGAACAGCACCCGTGGTACAAGCCAGAGGTGGAAGAACGATTAGAGAAGCAAAAGAAAGAGCATTTAGAGGAATATCAACAAAATTCATTTAAGGAAGTAGTTGATGAAGATGAAGAAAGATAAAATTGATAAGTACGAAGAAGAAAGTCGAAAGTACTGGAGGCAACGAGCCTTGCAACAGGAAAAAAACGCTCATTTGGTCAGTGAACGATATTTGTCTAAAGTTGGTAATCAATTAGCTTCTTATAGACAAGATTTGATTTCAGAAATTGAAACTTTTTATGCTAGATATGCTAAAGACCATAAAATGAGTCATGCTGAAGCTAAGCGTTATTTAAGAGATAATGAGATGAAAGAGTTTCAAGGAGTTACGCTCGAAAAGTTTAGAGCTATGGCTTTGAATCCAGACACGCCTACACCACTTCTTGATGCGTTGTCTTATCGTCATAGAATTAGTAGAAAAGAAGCGTTGCTTGCTGAAATCGAACGAAAAACTGCTGAGTTATACGGTGGTAAAAACGGAATAGTGGATAATGTAACGAACAACTTATCTGAAGTCTATGTCAAAGGTAAAATTCAACAAATGAAGAACCTTGCTGATTTTGGAATTGTTGAAAAGCCTATTTTAAACCTAAAAGCCGTACAAAATAAATTGGCTACTAATTGGAGTGGACAAGAGTTTTCAGAGCGTATTTGGAGACAAAGTCAACGTACATTTAATTCTATTCAGAAAGTTATCGACCAAGGATTAACTGGAGGATGGTCAGTTGATAGAATGTCTAAAGAGTTAATACTTCGAACTGGAGTAGCCTATAGTCAAGCAGAAACGTTAGTAAGAACAGAAACAACGTTCTATAACAATCTAGCTACACTAGACACTATCAAAGACTTAGGTGGAGAATACTATGAGATTGTAGCAGTATTAGATACTAGAACCTCAGATATTTGCCGTCACGAAAACAAGAAAATATATCCTATTTCAGAATATAAAGCAGGACAAACTGCACCACCGTTTCACGTACGTTGCCGTTCTACAATCATGCCAAGTCATCAGTCTAAAGATGGCAAAAAGAGCGACAATCCTTACGTTGATATTTTAATGAATGATCATAAAGTGAATGTGGCTCCTAGTGATAAGTCGCTGAATGATGTATTTAATGAATGGGAACGTGAAGGTGAAGCAATTAAAGAAAAACTGATTGCGAGAAATAAGGGAAAGGTATATAATCAAGGTATGAATTCAATTGATTTAATGGCAAAACAACGGTCTTTCGTCGTTGGAGATGACATTCGAGTGAATGCCAAAAAACTTAGCGGAACCGAGTTTGATTTTTGGGCTCAGGATACTAGTAAGAAAATTAGAGATACAATTGCGAACGTTCAAGAAGCTTTTCGCCAATTACCAGATTATTCAAAACCAACTGTTGTATTTCTAAAAGAATCAAGGCTTCCTGGTCTAGCTGGATATGACAATAAGCAAGATATTTTATTTATAAGTGATGCTCTTAGCTCGGAGAAAGAATTCAAAGATATTTTATCGGATGGTTTTTTTGCTTCGAAAAACATTAAAGATGCAATTATTCATGAGTTAACTCACAAAAAGCACTGGGATTCAGCGAAAGCCTTTTACAACACAAATAAAAAACGTTATAATAGTGTTGAACAAGCTATGACGGTGTTAAATTCAGAGTTAGTAACTTATGTTAAGCAACAGCAGTCTACAGATCGTAGTTATTTGAAAAATATTAGCTTGAACGCTTATAACGCATTTTTATATTATAACAACATCAATGAACTTGTAGCAGAAGTTGGAGTGATGGGCGAAGATGTAAGTGATAATGTGTTATTAAAAAAAGTGAAGGAGGTATTGAAATGGAAGTAATGGCTGTACCTAGTAAAGAGTTGTTAATCTTTTATAATAAAATTGACGAGTGGGTTGACAAAGTTTATCCAGATCAAAATAATCCTCGTGTATTGTTTAAAGAGGATACACCTCAATCGGTCTTAGATTTATTTAATAATATTAAATCAAAAATTGGTTTTGATTATGCAATATAAAACACTAAAACACTTAGTTAACGCTAAGTGTTTTTTTATACACTTTTTTAACGAAAGGAGGGGTGTATATGTTAGATAAAGCTAGACGATTAGCGTCTGAAGAGTTTACTCGATTATCAGGACGTGAAATCAAAGCTAAAGATTGCTATGTAGTGTGGTTTAGCAAAGTTCTTCAAAACTGGAAAGTACTAGTAGGAACGAACGAGATTTCTTCTGACGAACCATGCGGAGATTATGCTGAAATCACTCATAATGGCGATAAAAACGAAACTTATGTTGATGTTTATTCAAAAGTTTCAAATAAAGTTTTTAAATAAAATTTGTCCTAAGCATGACGTAAAAAGGCTTTTTTATTTTGTCCAACAGCGTGGTCGTTGCCACGTTAAACAATCGTACAGGAGGAGAAAGAAATGAATAGAAAATTTTTGGAAAAGTTAGAGTTATCTGAAGAACAGATTGCTCAAATCATGGCAGAGCATGGGAAGTCTACTCAAGAGTTACAAAACAAGTTATCTGCTGCAGAAGGTAACGCAACTAGTTTGCAGAATCAATTAGACGAACGTGATAAGGATTTGAAAGCACTCAAAAAAGAAACTGAAGGTAATGCTGAACTATTGCAAAAATACAATGATTTGGATAAGAAGTACAAAGCACAGAAAGAAGAACATGAGCATGAAATGGCAGATATTAAATTAAACCATGCGATTTCAATGCAGATTAGTAACAAAGTTCATGACACTTCAATTGTGAATGGTTTATTAGACAAATCAAAACTGTCTTTAGATGAAAATGGTGGAGTTAAAGGTTTAGATGACCAGTTAACTGCGTTGAAAGAATCTAAAGGTTTTTTATTTGTTCCTGAAACAGAACCAGCAACTGGTCATGTAGCAGGAGCAAAGCCACAAGGTGCAATAGTACCAGAAAATAACAATAATGATGTAACGGCTCAAATGATTGAAGCTTTTACAGCATAAAATTAATTATTTAGAAAGAAGGTAAAAATATGGCAACAGTAGTCAATTATGCACAATCTTATCAAACTGCATTGCAAAAACGATACAGTGAGAATGGATTATTATTCACTCACAAATTATGGAACTCTCCATCAAATGGATTATTAAAATTTACAGGAGCTCAAGAAGTTAAAGTACCTCGTTTATTAGTAAAAGACGGTCGTCGAGATAGTGCTCGTCGTTCAACTTCTGTTACAGACGCAGAATACGAAAACCAATGGGAAACATACCAATTACAAAATACACGTTATTGGTCAACATTAGTAGACCCATTAGATGTAGATGATTCAAACTATGTCGTAGCGATTGCGAACATTACAAAAACGTTCAACGATACTCAAAAAGTTCCAGAAATGGATAAATATATGATTTCTAAATTATTTGCTCGTAAACAAGCGTTAGATACTACAAATAAACAAATCAAGAAATTAACATTAACGGAAGAAAACTTCTTAACTACATTTGATGAATTGATGGAACAAATGGACGAAGCAGGAGTTCCTGCAGAAGGTCGTACATTGTACTGTACTCCATCTGTTAAACGTATGATTAAAAATATTAAACAATTTGGTCGTACTATTAACATTCAAGGTGGTGGAACAACTATTGACCGTTCAATTGGTCGATTAGATGAAGTGAATATCGAACCAGCTATTCCATCTGACCGTATGAAGACTTTATTTAACTTCACAGTCGGTGCTAAAGATGACCCAACAGCGAAACAAATTCACTTCTTCTTAATCCATATCCCATGTATGGCAGCACCTCAAAAATACAGCTTTGTAGGTTTACAAGAACCATCTGTATTAACTGCAGGGATGTTCAAATACTTTGAACGTTCTCATGATGATGTATTGCTATTCCAACAAAAACATGAAGGTTTAGCATTTGTAATTTCAGAGTAGAGTAAAGAGGAGGAATAAATAATGATCATTGTAAAAAAAGATAATCGAGTACTTCATATTGATGAATTAGAAGAACAAGCATATTTGGAAGATGGATATGATGTTGTTGCAGTAGTTGATGGAGAGTATGTAGTAGCAAAACCATCTACAGGCGGTCGTACTTACTCAACTGCAGAATATCGTGCAGTTCAAGCAGAACGTGATGCACTAAAAGCTGATATTGAAGAATTAGAAAAGAGCAAGATTAAAAAATCTACAGTAACAGCATTGGAATCAGAACGTGATGCACTAAAAGCAGAATTAGAACAAGTAAAAGCTGAATTAGCAACTGTTAAAGCAAACTTAACCGTGGCTAACGCTCGAAACGGAGAACCGTTAGTTTAGAGAAAAGGAGGATAGCAATCATGGAATTAGAAGAAATGAGGAAAACTCATGAAGCTATTCGTCGTGAAATCTGTCAAGCTTATGATGAGAAGTATCAAGAATACCCATCAGACATTGCTGTGGATGAAGTTATGCAAGCTATCCTCAACTATTGCAATTTGACTGAATTTCCATGGGAATTACGTTTTGTTGCTATGAATATGCTTCATGCTTTGCTGAATCCAGACGAAGCTAATGGTGCTAAAAGTATTTCTGTAGGAGATACAAGAGTAGAGTTATCAAGAGATGAAGCTACTTCAAAAGCTCAAGGCTTGCTATACAATTTCCAATCACAACTGCAGGAATTTAGAAAGTTGAGGTGGTAAGTGTGAAAGTAAATGATGTACTTATCCAAGCTCAATCTTCGATTATGTGGATGTATGATAAAAAGTTAGATGTATACGAATCTAGAGAGGTTATTAAAGACAACGGAGCTGACGGAATTGAATTTCAAAAGGCTCATGCTGATATCCCTTGTCGCTTATCGGTGCAATCTTTGAAGAATACGCAACAAACTGAAGCTAGATTACTTCAAACGGAACATAAAGTATTTTGCCAACCAGATATCTATATTAAGTCTGGGAGTAAGATTACTGTAGATGGAGTTAAATATTTAACGAGTGAAGACCCTATGATTTATATCACTCATCAAGAGTTGGTGGTGAAGCGACATGAATGGGTTTGATGATAGTGAATTAGTCGCTTATATGAAGAAGCTAGAGAAAGCTCAAAAAATCATAGATGATGAATTTATGAAAGCTTCAAAAGCGATTGGACTAGAATTTATGCGTTCGGTTAAAATACGAACTCCAAAAGGACTGACTGGTAAATTGAATCAAAATTGGCAGTGTGAAGTAAATAAGAAGGGAAACACTTATATTATTAATGTATTCAATACTATTGAGTACGCTTCATTTGTCGAAAGTGGTCATAGACAGGAAGTCGGACGGTATGTTCCAGCGATTGAAAGGCGATTAGTTCGACCGTGGGTTGAAGGTAAATTCATGATGAAATTGACAGAAGCTGAAATTGAGGAAAAAATTCCAGCAATTGTTCAGACAATAGAAAATAAATTGGCGGAGGTGCTTGGTGGACTATAGTATTAAACCGCTGATAATTAAACAGCTAAAAGATGTGTTTGAATGCAAGGTGTATGATGAACAAATTCGTCAAGGATTATCTACACCTTGTTTTATTTTAGATGTAAAACCTGTGAATCGTCAACGGTTAGCAAACCAAAACGATAAACAGGTTTTTGTCGTTCTATTGCACTATTACACTGAAAAAACGGAGAACTTATATGAGCAATTTGCAAAAATTGAAGAATTATTCATGTCTCCAGATTTTAGATACTTAGGGGATAAGTATCATATCGATAATTTAGAAGTGGAATATAACGAAAATGACTTAATTTGTACGTTTAAAGTGACTCGTTACATTAGATGGACGAAAGAAGAAATCAAAATGCAAGTTCTGGAAAGGATTGGTGAGACTTCTCATGATGGAACTATTTGATGATGAACCAAAATATAGCAAAGAAGCAATCTTACTATATTTTGAGGATGAACGATTGTTACTGGATGCATTGCTAGATAACTCGAAGCAATATTCAGTCAATCAAGTGAAAGATATTTTAGAAGAGTGGAGAAAAGGAGGAGTGCATTAATGGCACAGTGGACATATCAAAATAAACGTATTCCTAAAGCTTATATCGACTTTGTAAGTCGTGAAGATGTGATTATCCCATTAGAAGATAACACAATCGCTTCAGTCATGGTTAGTGGAGCTTGGGGAGAAATTGGTACTTTTACTCTTGTAGATGGTACAACGGATTTTAGAGCAACATTCGGGAAGCCAATTGATGAATTAATTGAAATTCGTGAAGCGTTAAAAGGTACTGGTAAGGTATTAGCTTATAACGGAGTGAATGATACTGGAGCTAAAGCTACTAAGACAGAAGACGAAGTAGTAGTTACAGCTAAATACAAAGGAACAGCTGGTAACCATATTCATGTTTTATTCAAAAAGCAAGTAGACACAGGATTAGAAGTTCAAACAGTATTCTTTGGAAAAACTGTAGATAAGCAGATTGTTGCTCAATTACCATTTGAAAATAATTATGTGTCTATCACTGGTACGTTACCAACAGAAGACAAGACAGTATTGCTTGAGGGTGGTACTGATGGTCAAACTACCAACGCAGAGGTTGAAAATTTCTTAAATGGCTTAGATACGCAAGATTTTAGAGTGTTAGCTTTAGGAACAGACCAAGCATCTACAAAAGCTCTTGTAGTGGCTAAAATCAAGCAATGGCGTGATGAAGGTCGTTCAGTAGGAGCGGTAGTAAATGAATATGCTGAAGCAGATAACGAAGCAGTGGTTTCAGTGGGTAACGGAGTAACGTTGTCTGATGGAATGAAATTATCTGCTAAACAATGTGTGTACTTCGTTGCAGGTCAGTACGCTGGAGCTAGATTAAATTCAAGTACTTATAAGGCGTATCCTGGTGCAATCGACTGTGAACGCAAGAACGAAGCTGAAGCTACTAAATTAATTAATAAAGGTCATTTAATTTTTGCTTACAAGCACGAAAAAGTAATTGTATTAACAGATGTTAGTACATTTACAAGCTATACAGCAGAAAAGAGCCGTATTTTTGGTAAAAATAAATTAATTCGAACAATGGATAATATCAACGCAAATGTTCAGTACATTTTTGAAAATTATTTCATTGGTAAGGTTCCTAATAACGTTAACGGACGTGAGTTATTTAAACAACGTATTATTAGTAACGTATTAGACCCTCTAGTAGCTAAGAATGCAGTTGAGTATAAAGCTGATGATATCGAAATCAAACAAGGAATTACGAAAGAATCCGTCGTAGTGAATTTACCAATTGTCTTAACTGATGCAATGGAAATTCTTTATATGACGGTTATTTGTGATTAAGGAGGGAATAATATATGGCAATTATGGACCAATTAGATGCTTTGTCTGCTAAGGAAGGGACAGTATTCTTTACTGTTGACGACAAGCAGTATGAGCTAGCAGAGCTTATTTCATTAGAAGCCGAAGTGGAATATACACAAGCAGAGGTTACACCTTTAAATTCTCGTATGAAAGGTGGAAAAGTTGTTGGTGCTGAAGGTAAAGGGTCATTGAAGATGTATTACCACCGACCAGAACTAAAAGAAATGGCTCTAAACTATGTTAAACAAGGTATTTTACCTCGAATTGACATTAAATGTACAAATGATGATAAAACTTCTCGTGCAGGACGATATACAGTCGTTCTTAAAGGAGTTGTATTCAAGAAATCATTAATCTTCAAGTTAGATGGTTCTTCAGATGATGTTATTAGTGAAGAAACAGACTTTACTTTCCAAGATTTCGATTTCTTATCTCAATTTAAAGCAATTAAATATTAGAAAAAATTAGGAGGTTCAATATGAGCAGTTTAAAATCGTTTTTTAAGAAAAATAAGAAAGGTGCTGAAACTCATGAAGTTTCATTACCGAATTTTGAAGAAGCAATTCAATTCAGAGTGTTAACAGCTAGAGAGGTTGATTCTATTAATGACCGTTGCTTTACTACTAAAACAGGTCGAAATGGACGACAAGAAAAAGTATTTGATGGCACTCGATATAATCGTGAGTTGTGTGTAGCATCTATTATTTATCCTGATTTAAATGACAAAGCGTTACAAGAATCGTATGGTGCTATGGGAGCACAAGAATTGTACGGTGAGATGTTCAACTGGGGCGAAAATGCTTTGATTTTAGAAGCAATCACAGAAGCTAGCGGATTGAATACAAACGTAAATGACAAAATTGAAGAAGCAAAAAACTAATTCACGAGGATAGTGAAGCAAAATTAGCTTACTATGCCCTCGTGAATTATTATATACGTCCAAAAGAATGGATGCGGATGGATACTGATGAAAAAGCGTTCATAATTGCTTGCATTGAACTTGAAACCAAAGAACGTGAGAAAATGAAAAAGAAAGTGAAGTGACCTAGATGGCAGGAATTAAAACAACAATGAGCTTGACAGATAGAGTCAGTGGAACTTTACAAAAGGTTCATAATACTATGAACCGAGTGCATTCAGTTGGTTCGAGCGTTAGTAATTCTATCAAAGCTCAAGCTAGAGCAATGTATGACTTGGCAAGAGCTTCTGATGTCGCTAGTCAAAAGATGAATAAACTCAACCAAGCTTCAACGGGAGCAAATCTTATTAAAGGAGCAATTACTGGAGCTACCATTGCAGCAGCCGTTGCAACTGCTAAAAAAGCTATGAGTATATCAGACGAATATGCAAATATGAATGCACGTTTGAATATGATTAATGATGGGATGCAGAGTACAAGCGAACTTCAAAAATCAATCTTTACTTCTGCACAACGAACAGGTTCTGCTTATACTGAAATGGCGAATGGTGTAGCTAAAATGAGAATGCAAGCTGGAGATGTATTCCAGAATAATGGTGAAACAATAGCATTCTTAGAAACTATGAACAAATCATTTGTTGTTGGTGGAGCTAGTATCGAAGAACAGAAAAGTGCAATGATGCAGTTAACTCAAGCAATGGCGAGTGGTAAGTTGCAAGGGGACGAATTACGTTCTCTTGCAGAAACTTCTCCAGCATTAATCCAAGCGATTGCTACTAAACTAGGAGTAACTCGTGGAGAGGTTAAAAAGCTAGGGGCAGATGGGAAAATCACTGCTGACATTGTTAAAACTGCTATGCTCGAAGCTTCAGAAAAGATAGATGAGCAATTTAGAAACATGCCTATGACTTGGGGCAGAGCATGGCAGAACTTTATTAACTTTGCAACAAAAGCTTTTGAACCGTTATCTATTAAAATCAATCAAATAGCTAACTCGGCAGAATTTCAACAATTTGCTTCAATGGTTGCTAGTGCAATTAAGATAGTTATCAATGCATTAATCTATCTAATGGATATAATCGGTGCTATTTGGAGTAAAGTTGCTCCAGTCTTAAAATGGATGGCAGATAACTGGTCTATTATTGCACCAATTGTTATTGCAGTTGCTGGAGCTTATATGTACTACTGGGTAACAGCTAATGCAGTATCTATAGCTACTAATTTAGCGACTATGGCATTTAAAGGGTTAAGTTTTGCTCTTAATATTGCAAAAGGAGCAATGGCTGCTTTAAATGCTGTATTGGCAATGGGACCAATTGGTTGGATTATTATAGGTGTTATGTTGCTCATTGGAGCAATTTATGCGTTAGTTGCAGCTTGGAACCAATTTGCAGGCACTGCAGTATCTGCTACAGGAGTTATTATAGGTTCTGTTCTTTATATTGTATATCAAGTTCAGAACGCTCTTATTTGGTTAGTTAATATAATTTTATATGCAGTTACAGAATTGATAAATAAAATCATTTCATTTTTATTTGATTTGTACAAAAATATCCTTATTGTTGCTGTTGCAATTTTAAGCGTTTGGGATTGGGTTATTACTACCTTAGTAAACTTAGCACTTGAATTGTGGTATCAATTTGAGAACGCTTGGTACAACATAGCCCAAGGCGGTAGAAATATGGCTGTAGCTATCGGTGGTTTCATTAGTAACATGGTTAATGGTGTTATCACTATGGTTGAAGGTATGATCAATGGAATTTTAAGCGGTATTAATGGAATGATTGGTTTCTTAAACGGCTTAGGATTGAATATAGGTGCTGTAGGTACTGTATCGCTTGGACGAGTTGATTTTGCTAGTGATATCGGAAACGCAATTGATAGCATGAAAGCTCCTGCTAAAAAGGCTTTTGATGGTTTGCATTTAGCAGATGGAGTAGTTGGTAAATTAGCTTCTATTGGCGAGAAACCTAGGTTAACAGCTCCGCAATTAGCTTATAAAGATGCTGGGGGTGCATTTGACACTGGTTACGCAATTGGTAAAGGTATCGACAAGGCAGTAAGTGGACTATTTGATTTTAACCTACAAAGCCCAGGAGATGTTGGAAACTCATTCTTAGGCGATAACGGACAAACACCATACGAATTAAGCCCAGCCAATAACGCTGGAGATAATGGAAAATCTGCCAATCCAAAAGGCGGACACCTTGACAGAGTAGGGAAAATTGATGATGAAGTGAAATTAGACAGCGAATTTATCAAACTGGTTCAAGATGTAGCCACAATGAAATGGCAACAGAACTTTATTACCTTAAAACCAGAAATCGTGACGAATATTGATTCTATCAATAGCGACAGAGAATATGGAAATATGTTAGATGATTTAAACGCTACTATTGTTGATGCAATTAACAATGGTGCGGACGGTTTAGCTTACTAGGAGGTGGAATAGTGTATATATTTATTGATAGTATTAAGTTACCAGTAAACCCTGAAAGTATAAAAATGACGGACAACCAAGGAATCAATACAGTATCAATTATTGATACAGGTAATGTCACAATTGTTGGTAGTCCTGAATTGCAAACAATTGAGTTTGAATCGTTTATACCAAGTGGGCGTTATGACGGTAATTATCAAATTAATAGCAGTATCTCTCCTGAAAGTTTTGTATCTCAAATTAGGAATTTTAAAGAGAACGGCACTCCCATTCGTTTAATGATTGGGGGTGCTTTTGGTTCTGCCGTAAATGCAAAATTCTTAATTCAAGAGTTTGAAGTTTCTACTAAAGTGGGTTACGAGCTAGATATCATCTACAAGATAAAATTCTTGCAATATCGTTCACATAAGCCGAGAAAGGTTAGTATTAAGGACAAAGAAGCCTTAGAAGCTAAGAAAGAACAAAAAAAAGAAAATACTGAAGAACGTACTCCAACGACTGAACCACCGCAACAACAATCTCATACTGTAGTGAGTGGCGATACGCTGTGGGGAATAGCTCAAAAGTTTTACGGTGACGGCAGTCGATATACAGAAATCTATGAAGCTAATAAAGATAAAATCAGTGACCCACACTGGATTTATCCTGGACAGGAGTTTGTTATTCCATGATTCAATTATTTTATCAAAACAATAAAACAGGCGATACATGGGATATTGCTACAATTGCCAGTACCATTACTTTCAAAACGGTTCGTCAAGGTTCGGCTTGGAGCTTAGAAGTTGAGGTTTATAATTCAACTAAAATTGAGTTCGAACACGGCTCTCCTATTGCTTTTAAAAAAGATAATAAAGAGCTATTCTTCGGTTATTTAACAAAGATTAAGTATTCAAAAGATACGAAGGTCACGTTAACGTTCCACGATCAGAAGAAATATTTGTTAAGAAATATAAATTTTGTCGCAAAAGACAAAAACGTCAATCAAATTGTTTCTGCTATTGCAGAGGATTTCAGTTTGAAAGTTGGCGAGTTAAAAGGGTCTAGTGCTGTATTATCTCCACAATTGAAAGAAGATAAGAAGGCACTAGATATTATTCAGGAAGCAATGGACGAGTCATTGGTTCAAAGTGGAGAATTGTTAGTATTATTTGATAAATTTGGAGAATTAACGCTGACTACTCCTAAAAATTTACCAATTCAGTACATTATTGGGAATGAGTCGTTCTTAACGGAGTTTGATTATGAAAGCTCTATTGAGGATAGTGCCAATATTGTACGACTTGTTCAGGAAAATAAAAAAACTAAGAAGCGTGAAGTCTATATTTATAAAGACAGCTATAATATCGGTGCTTGGGGGAAACTCCAATATATGAAGAAAGTTGATGAAAAAGCAACTGAAGGTCAAATCAAACAATGGGGAGAAATGCTCCTTAAATTGAAGAATAGACCCAAAGAAACTCTATCTTTATCTTCAGATATCGGAAGCACGGACTTTTTAGCAGGTCACGCAGTATATATTGATGTGAAAGACATTAATAAAAAAGGCTGGTATGTTATCGAAGAAGCTACTCATACGTTTGAAGATAGCAAGCACAGCATGGAAATTAAATTGTTTATGGCGGAGGGGAATAGCTAATGGAAGTAGTAGAGAATTTAAAAAAATTAATTAGTAACTTTATTGAGAATAGACAATTTTCAAAAGTTACGACAGGAACAGTTTTATCTGTATCTCCATTGAAAATTCAATTGAGTAATGAATTGATTTTAGATGACTCAATGCTTCAAGTGACTTGGACTGATGAAGAATTAGATCCTGAATACGTTGGACAAGTGTTATTCCTAGTTCGCCAAGACGGTGGAGGATTTTACTATGTTTTGTATAAGAAAATCTTTCACTATAAACGCAAACCCAAAGGAGGTTCTGATAAATGAGTACTCCTAAAACTAATTTTTTAGCTTTAGCAAAAAATATTGTTGAAGCTAAGAAACAACCATCTCTAACATTGGATGAAACCAATATCCTGTTAGAAATTGATGGGATTAAAGCCTTGAAGCAATCGATACGCAGAATTTTATCAACTGAACGGTTCATTCATACGATATATGACCACAGATATGGTATAGAGTTAGATGAATTATTTGGTGGAGATGTAGATTTTGCACGTATGGATATAGCGAGGCGAATTAAAGAAGCTATCTATGAAGACGACAGAATTAAACAAGCTCATTCTTTTTCTATCAAAATAAATAAAGATGAGTTTTTTGTAAAATTCATGGTAGATAGCAATTATGGCACTTTTGAAATGGAGGTGGCTAGATGATAAAAGTAAAAACTTATAATGAAATCTTAGAAGATATGCTTAGTAGATTTGATGATAAGTACGATAAACGAGAAGGTTCAATGCTCTATAATCTTGTCGCTCCTGCTGCTAGAGAGGTAGCTATTCAATATACAGTATTGAAATCGTATGAAGATATTAACTTTCTTGATACAAGCACTGGAGTATTCTTAACTCGATTGTGTAGACAATTTGGAGTAGAACGACTACCAGCCACTGCTTCAGTACGTTTGGTTAAATTCAAGCAAGAAATACCACTAGGTACTCGTTTCAGTGTAGTCAATAGTGAGTTTAACTTCAGGGTATTAGAACGTAAGAACGGATTTGATTATGCTGTTATTGCTGAACAAGTTGGTAATGCTCCTAATTATGTTACGGGACAATTAATTAATATTGATGTCATGAGTGAATTTAAAGGAGCTGAAATCGGTCAAATTATCGTTGTAGGGGAAGATGAAGAAAGTGATAAAGCTTTACGAAAACGTACAATTGACTATCTAAAGACACCTACTTTAAATGGTAACGTTGCTCAATATAAGAAGTGGGCGAGTGAGTTTGTTGGTGTTGGTTCTGCTTTAGTGGAGCCACTTTGGAAAGGGGCTAATACGGTTCGTGTATCTATTACTGATGCTGATGGTAATGAAGCCACTCCAGAATTAGTATCTAAATTCAAAAACTTTCTTGACCCCGAGCCAAGCGGTCATGGTTTAGGTGTAGCTCCAATTGGAGCTTATGTGACAGTTCAGTCGGTTAGTGGGTTTGATATTCGTATTGTCGCAACTATCAAAATTGATGAAGATGTTGATATTGAAACTATTAGAAAAGAAGCTCGAATTCAACTAATTAAATACTTACGTGATGAAGCCTTTGAAGAAAAAGAAGTTCGAAACTACAAAGTAGCTACTATTATCGACAGAATTAATGGAGTTAAGGATGTTGATAGAGTATTAATCAACGGATTAGAGAACAGCGTTGAATTATCGAATAATATGCTTCCTAAGTTAGCCGAGGTGACAATCAATGCAGGTTAGAGAAAGAATGCTAACAGCACTACCAGAAATATTGGATAACACTATTACTGATATGCTAGAAGCTGAAATTCCAGATATTGAATTAATCACTCAATTAATCTTTGATACTAGACGATTGATTTTGCTTCCTGAAGCAACTGAAGAATGGATAACGAGATGGGAAAAATCTCTACAAGTTAAACCTAAAACAACTGATTTAGAGGAAAGACGTCGTTATTTAATTACGTTGATTTCAACTAAAGTGAAGATTAGCTCTAAAACGTTAGAGAAAATTACTAAAAGTTTTACTAATATCAATAACATTGTGACCGTTAAAGGCTCGGTAGTTTATATCAAGTTTCTTGGGGAGTTACCGACAGCCTATTTAAGACGATTTACAACTTATATTAGAGAATTGATTCCAGCACATTTAGGAATTCAATTCGCAGTCGAAGCACCAATCATGAATACCATCTATGTTGGTGCTTTTTCAGTACAACAAAATAGCACAATTATTTTCAAGTAAAGGAGGATGAGATATGTCGTATTTTATTCAACCAATCGTAACGAATAAAGCCGTCAATGAAGTCAGTCAGGCTGTAGCAAATAGAGAAACAATAACGTTTACTCGTGTTGCTTTAGGTAGTGGTCGACATAGAACTGGTGTTGAAACTAAAACAGATATTGTTCAACTAGTCCATACGTTACCAGTTACTCAATCAACGTCTACAGATACTTCAGATACGATTCGAATTTTAGCTCAATTGGATAATGCTAATATCACGACTGAACTAACAGTCAATGAAATTGGTGTATTTGCTAAAAGGGCGAATAACCCAGAGTTCTTGTTCATGTATACGTGGGCAGAACAAGGAGATATTATTCCTCCACGATCACAGTCGGCTGTCTATAGAGATTATGATTTCAATACTACAATCAGCAGAAATCAACAAATCACGATTCAGTACAATCCTAATGCAAGCGTATATGCGAAAGTATCAGATTTGAATAATCATATTCATGATACAAACATTCATCTTCAGACTGGTGAACGTGAGAAGTGGAATGGAAAGGCAGAACGCAACCACCGTCACCAAGTTTCAGATATTGATGGATTAGCAGAAAAAATCGACGAAGTAACGAGGAATAAAGCTAATAACAGTGATATATCGGCTCACGTCAACAATCGAAGCAATCCCCATAATGTAACAAAAGCTCAAGTAGGCTTGTCTAATGTTGACAACGTAAAACAAGCAACTTATACAGACCATGAGGCTACCAAAAGGGAACTAAACGAGCAAGAACAACGATTAGCATTATTGGAAGAAATGGTATTGCAGAATAGCTTCTATGTACCAATTAAAGCTGAAGACAATGCAGATATCTTACTTGCTGATGAAAACAACAATCTAGTAGTAGCTGATTGGAAATATCAAACGATAGAAAGGGAGGAATAAATGAATGGCAATTATGAGTAATCAAGTAAAAAAGGTGCCTGACTTACCACAATTAAATAACGTATCAGATAATGATGTGGTTGTAATTCATAGTGGAACAAGACTGAATAAAGTACTAATATCCACGTTAAAACGATTGTTTGCAACACCACAACAAAATATTTCAATTGCTACCTCAAATTCAAATGGGATTGTAAGACCAGATAACGTTACGACTGAAGTTAACAATGGTGCAATCAAAGCTAAAACGGCAACACGAGGTAGTGCTGGGGTAGTAAAACCAGATGGGTCAACTATCAATATTGACGGAAACGGAACGTTAAGTGTAAATACTAGTGGGTTGAATATCAATTCAGTAGAAACTGCTACTAAAATCATCAATCAAAACGGAAACCAGCCAATGAAATGGTGGTATGGTACAAAATCTCAGTACAATGCTTTAAGTTATAAAGACCCCAATACAGTCTATGATTGTTCTGAGGGTTAGGAGGTAATCGAATGGCAAGAGAAGGAATATATATTGGTGGTCATGAGATTATCGAGAGGTATGTTGGTAATAAATTAGTTTGGTCTAAAAAAAAATGGAGACTTATTGCTACAATGACTTTTGAAAATATAAATGATTATAGCCGTGTCGGAACTGTAAGTTTTATAGGAACGACAACAGGGAATTTTACAGGAGAATTTACAGCGCTTGGAATTGAAAATCAAATATATAGTTTTGATTCGAGAGAAATTAATTATACAACTAATTATTATGATAGAAACACTCATAGTATATCAGGAAATGCTAGTTTCTATTTCAAAAAATCACAAAATGCTTCAAGTATAGAAAGACTAGCACGACAACATAAAAGAATTGGTTTATATAGATATGAATAACAGGAGGAAAAAACAATGCAAGAATTTATTTTAGACAACAAGTATACAAAACCAGGGAAAACAGTCGTAATCGTAAAAAAAGAAGTGCCTTACACTTTTTACGAACGAGAGTTTGAGGGAGATTTAATGCATGAAGCAGACGATATTTTAATTAAAAAGGTACTTGATTTAGTGCAGATTGAGTTAGACCCGAGTGGTGCAGTAGCTAAATTACAAGAAACGGCTAAACAAGACCAAGAAGCTTTAAAAGAAGCCACTAAAAACTTAAAAGTAACATCGGATGCAGTCATGGAGTTAACAACAACATTTGCTAGTGATATTTCTGAAATCAAGGAACGTTTACATGCTTTAGATGGTAAAGGCGAAGCAGAAGAAGATACAGAGGAACACCATGAAACAGCACCAGTGACTCAACCAGTAGCAACTACTGAAGAGAAACATGAAGAAGTACCTCAACCAACAGCACCAGTTGCAACAGCAACACCAGTAACACCAGTTGCTGAAACACCAGCACAACCAGTTGCTGAGCCACAACCAGTAGTAACACCAACGGCAGAAACAACAGCAACACCAACAGCAACACCAGTAGTACCAACAACAACTCAAGGAGCTGATAATAATGAAAGTAATGGAAAAGTTGAAGAACATAATGCAGAGACTACAACTAGCGGGAACAATCTTGCTTGATAGAAAGGGGGTGAAAGATATGGCTTTAGCATTGTTATTCGTTGAAGGAATTTTAGATGGACGTCGTCAATTCAATGAAGTGCCAAAATTCCTTAAAAAGAAAGTTCGTGCAGAATTAGAACGTCAAGGCTTTTTAATCAATGAGAAAGGCGAGCTTGTCGAACAGAAAGCTTAGCCTTTTTTTATGGGTAGGGGAGTATTCCTCTACCCATTTTTTAGTAAGGAAGTGGTAGATGGATGTACGAAACAATTGTACTTGCGTTAATTCCGACGTTGATACCAGCTGTTTTCTCGTATGCAACGGTACGGATGCAAACCGCAAGTAAAAAAGCGACAGATGAATTAAGTGAGAAAGTCAATAAAATTCAATTGAAAGTTGACGAAATCACCGAAATTGGAAAGAAAAATAATTCAGATATCGGAGTATTAAACTCTGATATTGGTAATTTAAAGAATGATGTTAGCAATCTAAACAAAGATATCAAGAATCTAAAATCGGATGTAAAACAATTGAATAATGATGTGGTGGTTGTTGGTGGGGGGATTTTAGAAACTGAACGATATCGTTTAGAAGTTGATTTGACGGCTATTATCAAGCGTGGATATAGAACAAGTGACGATACCAGACGAATTACGGCACTTTACAAATCGTATCAGAGCCTCGGTGGTAATGGCTATATCGAAGACTTATTCAAACAATTTATGAAATTACCTTTGAAGGAGATGTAAAAAATATGAATGAATTAACACAAGTTTTTGTACAAGGTGCAGTTAGTGTATTAGTGGTATTGGTAGGTTTAGCTTTTAAAGAATTGAAAACTTTCTTAGAAACAAAGACTGAAAATATCAAAGCTAAAACAGATATTAAGCAATATGAACTGATTAAAAGCATTGCTAAAACAGTCGTACAAGCAACGGAACAAATCTATAAAGATGTGAAAGATGCAAGTGGAGATAAATTCAATGAAGCAGAACAACGTTTGACTGCTGAATTAGAAAAGAATGGTATTTATTTAAGTTTTGAAGCTAAAAAAGCATTGATCGAGTCTGTTGTAAATGGCATGAATGAAATTAAAGCAATTAAGTATTAATTAAGTTGAGGACGAGTTAAACGCTCGTCCTTTTTTATTTTAAGGGGTGATTGAATGGAAAAGATTATAAGAAGAACAATCTCCTTAACAACAAAGAAGCGAGATAGCAGAAATAAATTATTTGAAGAGTTTTACTCTCATGACAAGAATAATGCAGTTTTTGAGTTTACAGTAGAAAATGGCGTGCCTACTGAAGATATTATTGTATTGTTCCATTTTAAAAGAACAAATCGTCATCTAGAAGTCAGAGGACGAGTAGATAACGATAAAATCATTGTCAATTTTGATACGAGTTTAATTATTAAAGATGAACAGGTAGCCGGTTATATTTATTACGAGAACGGCGAAAAATCAAATGATGTGTACCGTTTCATGTTTGATGTTCATGTATCTGAAATTGACAAAGAACATGATTTGCCAATTATGGAACAAGAAAGTAAAAGAATTGTTCCATTGACGGATATTGTCACAAAATCAGAAATCACTGAATTACTGAAAAAGATAGTTGCTAATGAAAGATTGTATGATGATACCGAAATCAAGCAACAAATCGAGTCTAAAGCTGATAAGGAAACTGTTCAAGCAATTTCAAGTAAGGTTGAAGCATTGGAAAACAATTCAGGTAATAGAACTACCTATGATGATGCAGAAATTAGAGGTCAGATAGCTACTAAAGCTGATACTCAAACAGTAGAAGCAATTGCTCAACGAGTACAAACGTTAGAGAATAAGACTGACAATGACACGGTATACAACGATACTGAGTTAAGACAGGCAGTTGAAGCAAAGGCTGACAAACAAGCATTATTACAATATTTGTCAAAAAGTGAATTAACACCAATAAATGATAAAGTACAGTCATTAGAAACCAATATAGGCAGAATGGCTACACAACAACAATTAGAGGGATTTGTATCTAAAAACGAACTGGAACAAAAAGGATATTTAACGAGTGCAGATACTCGTAACTTTGCTTTAAAATCTGAAATTCCAGAGGTTTCTAATTTAGATACAGTCAACGAAAGAATTAGGGAGTTGGCAGAAAAACAACCAGTAGACTTATCTCATTTAGCGACTAAAAAAGAAATTGAGGATAGTCATTATCTGACTAGAGAGGAAATCACTGGATTAGCTACTAACTCGAAAGTAGAAGCCGTTGAAAGTCGAGTACAAACACTAGAAAACAAGCCACCAGTTGATTTAAGTAATTTAGCAACTAAACAAGAATTAGAAGCCGTCCGTAATAGTCAACCAACAGTTGATACTTCAAATCTAGTGACAAAACAGGAACTAGAAGATAAGCACTATTTATCAAGTGTACCAGAAGTTGATAATAGTCATTTTGTGACGAAAGATGAATTGGAGTCTAAACACTATATTCAAGATGTTAGTAATTTAGCAACAAATGCTAAAGTGGATGCAGTTGAAGCTAGAGTGCAGACTATTGAAAATAAACCGACGGTTGATTTAAGTCCATTTGTAACGAAACAAGAACTTGAAGCAAAGCAGTATCTTA